GCTTATGTCTGTGCATTAAATAAAGTTGGTGGTTCATTATCTTTTTCTTCTTTTTTTTCTTCCCACCTTTTACCATCTTTTAATATTATAGGTTTAATATATTCACCTAAAATATAATTCTTGTTTTCTTCTTTAGGGTAATCTTCAACATTGTAATTTAGTGCTTCTTTAAATTTCCTTTTATGCTTCTTATCACAAGCGAAATAGATATACCTGTGCTTCGAACTTCTAAACTTTCTTAATCCATTTTGCTTAGAGTTATCGTAATGTCTTGAGTGCTTACCACCTTCAACATATTTATCTGTTCTGCTTTTTGTACTTCCAGTATAAATCCAATTAGTAGCTTGGTAAATATATCCATTATGGTTCATTTGTTTATCAGCGTAACTAACTAATATTAAATTATCTTTCTTTAGTTGTTTTAAACACCAAGCTACAAAAGATGATAATTGTATTTCTATTTCACCATCCACACAAAGCCTATTTAGTTCATAAACATTTGCACTATATTCTTTACCACATACACCCACACATAAACTATTACTTGCAGGTTTCCCAAAGGTACAAACTGCTTTTAATTTTTCGTCTTCATAATAACCAAAAGCATAAGTTATACTTGGTTTTCTTCCAGAGTAATGTCTTGGTAACAAGAAACTAATTGCTTCTTTGTAAGTTATTTGTTTCATTTTAATTTTTCAAATTAATTTGCCCTCGCTCAAAAAAGAAGAAAAAGGGTTCGTGTTTATAATTTAGTTTTGTGCTTTAAAGTCGCACCAGACATACAACAAAGTGTATAGCACATTAAAACGATGCCATACACAATTCAGTTAGCATTCATTGTTTTAAGAAATCATCAATATTATCTTCAAGCCATTTTCTAAATCGTTCACGGCTTTCGGTTGCTTTCTTATGGTCTTGTTTATCTATGTGTTGATATTCGGTATCATACCAATATTTGGCAACAATTTCTTCTAATTTATCATACAACGAAATGCTAACACCGTGTATAGCACATTGCTTTTCAATCCTTTGTCTTTCTGTTTCTGCGTTCATATCTTTATTTTTCTGTTTAAGTTAGTTATGGCAACGTGCCATACACAACACGTTAAAGTTAATTTTTGCTTATGGTAATATTTAGCAAATTCTATCATCATATCCTCATTATACATTGATGCTTTGACATCGCTTTCGTCTTCTCCATAAGTCGCTGCCCATTTAAGAAGTATTTTTTTACTTTTTTTCATATCTATTAAATTATTTTATTATTAAACCAAAACTAACCTTAACCATTTCCGTTAGTTAATAAAAAGGGAGGCTTTTACACCTCCCAATAAATTTAAAATGGTAAGTCATCTCCTCCAATTTCCTCTGAAGGTACACCTATGTCAGTTGCTGGTGCAGATGCTTGAGATTTAAATACTTTCCAAGCTGTTAAGCTAACATAGTATTTCTCTTTATACTCATTACCTCTTACGTTAAAGTCTACGTCTACTACAGACCCTACCTTATTGTATTTTAAGAAGTCATCTACTTTGTCTTGTACTATTTCAAACTTAACATCTTGAGGGTATTTCTCATCGTTAGTTGTTAATACAAATTCTACTTTCTGGAATCCAGAGTCAAATACTTGTTTCTCTCCGATTAATTTAATTGTTCCGTTTAATTGTAAGCTCATAATTTATTTATTTTAATTGTTTATACTAATGATTTTTCTATTTCTGCTGATACTGTGTATTTAGTCTTTACTTGTGCTATTGTAAATTTACCTCCAGCTAAGGCTTCTTTTACTTTCTTATACTCAGGACTACCTAGCTTTAATGATGGCTTAGATTTTCCGTGAGTATTACTAGCGTCTGCATCTTTAGTATCGTCTAATAATAATAAATTACCAAGACTATACTTTTTACTGTAACTACTAGCTGCTCCTGTTCGTTGTGGCATTTGCATTCCTTTAGCATCAAAATCTATAATAGCTTGTGCAGTAGATGAGATTGAACTTTCTCTGTCTGTAACTTCTAAGTCTATTACTTTAGCTTCTGAATGTACGAATACTTTACCAGCAACTTCTTGTAATGTATCGCTTATCTTAAACAATACTTTGTACTTTTCTTCAAATGGCTTGATACCTTCTAAGATATCTTCTGCTGAACGGTATTTGTACTTACCGAAACTGTTGTACTGATTCTTAGGTGCTTTAAGCTCTAACTGAATCCTTTGTAGTTTTTCTAAAATTGTCATACTAATTTGTTTTTAATAATTCTGTTCTAATAACTTTCTTATAATCTCTCGGACACTTATCATCCGTAAGCTCGAATATCCACGTTTCTAGGATTGCTATTCTTGCTTCTTTCTGTGCATTACTGTCTTGTAGTGCTGTAATCTGTGCATTTTTAAAGTCTACTAAATCTTTCATACTTGTTGTTTTGAGTTGCAAACATAATAAATATAATTGACATACGCAAGAAAAACTTTAATTATTTTACTTTTTACGTTGTTCTTCTGCGTTTCCAAGCTTTATTTCTGTTTAATACTGGGTTCTTTTTTCTGTTACTTTCGACTGCTTCAACTCTTTTAGCACGTCTGTCTTCTGTTTTTGTAATCATAATAGTTAATTTAAATTGATGGTGGTGGGTTACCTATTGTTTCGTTAGGAAAGTCATCTTCGCAAATAATATCTCCTATACTGTATAAATGGTAGTTAGCTTCATTAATAACATAAGTATTGTATATAAGCGATTTATTGCAAGGGTTTGTGAATGTTATTCTTAATGAACCTGTTACTTCACTAACTTTTAAATCTGTAATCTTCCAACACTCTGGATTACAAGGAACAGGGTCAGGCTGACAGCTGTAAAATCCTAAAGATAATAATACTAATAATAATTTTTTCATAATATATGTTTTTAAATTCTAGGCAAACTTACAAAATTAAAATGACATACACAAGTATTTTCTAATATTTCTTTTTATCGCACAAAAAATAGGGAAGATAATAATGCACCTTCCCTACAAAAAACAAATGAAAAAAACTAAACGTGACGGAATTTTAATATAGAACCTTTAATGTTCTCAGTATCAAAGTAGATACTATTATCGTAGATTGTAATACGCTCTATACCATATTGCATTAAGCTTCTTACGAATCTAAGTCTATGCGAAGGGTTAATACATTTAAACTTTATCGCTTTACCTATCCTGTGTTCAGACTCTAAACCAAGTCCTATTTTGTCTGCGTAAGTTTTCGATGTGTAGCCTAAAAGTATAGGACCCTTTAATCTTTCTGTTCTAAATACCTCATCTAATATCCAAACAGGCTCACTCTCCATAAATCTTTTACCACTACCTAATTTATCTGGACTATCAAACATAGACCATTTAAGTATAGTTAAACCTTCTTCATCCATCTCCTTAGTATAAGTATCTGTATACTTAGGAACGAAGTCATTAAAGTTTAATCTCTTTTTATATTTCCCTGCCATACATTAAATATAAGAATAATATATATAACTACCAAATATACTTTTAAACAAACGAATATACGAATGTTGATAACTTTATTTGACTTTCTCGATTTTTTTTTGTACCTTTGTTTTATATTTAAAGAAATAACAACCTTTGCTTCTCGCAAAGATATTAAATCATAAATATTTGCCCCTAAAGGCAAATGTTAATAAAAAAAGATATTGAAGAATTTGCGATAGTTATGTTCAATTTTTTTTAGTAGTATATTATTAAAAAAATAGTCTTTTACTTATGACGTATCTTTTCAAGTGTTCTAGCTCCAAAGTAACCACCATACACTAACATTAATAGATTACCTAATAGAGATATCCATTGCTCATCTATTTTAAAAGTATCTAAAGAACTATCTAATATAACATATATAAATAATGCTAAAGTTAAGAAAGCTAGGCTTAAAGGTCTTATATTGGATGATAACCAAGAGTTACTAGACATATCAGATTGCCAACGTTTAGTTACTTCTTGCATTTCTATTACGTCTTGCTCTAGTTCTTTAATAAGCATTTCTTTTTCAACAGCATTTAATTCTTTACTACCACTAATAGCATTTAATATATCAGATACTTTACCACCAGTTATAGCATCAAATATAGGAGATGCTTGTTTACCAGTCTTAACTAAACCTCTTAGTAAGTTACCAAAGAAAGTACCCTTACCGTTATTTTTTAATTTTCTATCACTCATATCATTAAGTATATTAAGAGTCCTATAAAGGCTATTCTATTAATTAACATTAGTGTTTTAGGATATTTAACTGCATCTAATGGAACGTATGCTCCAGAAAACAACATAGCTAAATTAAATACAAACACTAATACGTCCATACTACATCACTACTTTTTTGTTTATCATCATCAACGTGAATAAATGTATCAGCAATACCAATACGATTAAATCCAACGTGTATAAGAGCTTCTAATACCTTGTATCTAGTTCTACTATCTTTAGCTTTAATATCTACCGCTAAGCCTCTTAAATGACTTGAATTAGGTTTACCACCTATTCTAGCATTATGTTCTGGACTTCTATAAGCAGAATTAATTACAAAAGGTATTCCAGCATACTCCCTAGCTTTATCTAGTTTAGCTAAAAAGTCTACATCCATATTATACTCTATTTCTTTAAAGTACTTACTCATAATATATTTATTTAAAAAAACCACCAAACCAAGTAGTAATGCTAATAAAAATAGCGGCTATACCTATCATAACTTTCTTATTAGTTTCTAAACTAGACACCCTATCGTTCAACTCTTGCTGTTTTTGTACAACACCTACTTGGTTTGTTTTATCATTGTTTTCTAAGTAGCCTAATAGTCTTTCGTTTATGCCTTCTTGTTTATTTATGAAGTCGGATAATTGAACTGCGTTTTCTAGTTGTTTTTTAGCTATTGTGTTTAGCAGGTCTTTATTTGTCATATCAAGTAAGTTGTTAGGGGAAATAATATAGGTATTGCACTATAAAGAAAGTCAGCTAACTCAGGCTTACCTTTACCTAGAATCCAATCATACACTATCTCTTTTAAAGCTACTATAACTATACCTGCAATAGCACCAGATACTAACATAAAGTCTACGCTATATATCTGGTCTATTACAAAGCCTAATATCATTAAAGGATAACCTACAAACATACCTAGTAGTACGTGATTTTTCTTATCTAATGCAATATTATTTATTATTCTCTTAATCATTTAGAATATTTTGTGTTTAGGGTTTTCAGGTTCTACTTCATAAGATTTCCATCCATAAGGGCTTTCATCTAATTCTTTCCATATTACATCTACTGCATAACCACTAGATAATACAGGAGGTTGCACCTCTTCTCCAGCTTCGTCGTATTCTCCTTGTTCTAGTACAAACTTATTTAGCTTAATAAAAGCAGCTTTAATGTTTTGTACTTTGTTACCATCTTGGTCTAAATCAAAGAATACATCTATTTTACTCTCTGCTTGTTCTTGGTCGTTAAACTCGTATCTTTTATATATCATAATTATTTATTTATTATTACCCCCGATAGTTAAACGAGGGTAATTGTTACTTTTATAGTGTTGTTAATTCTTCTAATTCTGCATCTGTTAATGCTGTGTTGTAAACTCTTACGTCTTTAACGTTTCCATAGAAACTACCACTAACAGTTCCTATATTAAAACTTAATTCATTCATACCTATGGGGGTCAATCCACTTGTATCTTCTCCTTCTTTAACACCATCAACCCAAAAACTGAAGTCGTCTTGTTTATATCTACAAGCTACTTTAATCATATCTTCTTCGTTTACTAAATTTTTAAAAAAAACAAACTGAAGCGTGCTACCCGAATAACCTAAAGCGTAAGCTCTCTTATTAATAGTACTATAACCAACCCATATTCTATTGTTAGTACTTCCGTCGCTTATTGATATAGCCTTATCTGCATCATCTGTTTTTGTACTTATCTCTGCATATAACACACCTTCACTAGAGTTTATTACTTGGTCGTTACCTGCATTAGTGCACTCATCACCCAACCTCGTTACTGCACTTCCAGATGTAGGAATATACGATGTAGCGTAACCGCCTTCTTCTACTTGTGCGCCAAACACATAAATTCCACTTGTTCCATCTCCAGACCAAGGTTCTTGAATTGTGGCAGATTGCATTACATACATATCAAACCTATGAGATGTGGTTGCGATAATAGAACTTGAACATCTGTACCATCCATTACCTACGCTTTCAATCTTTGCTTCTGAACTTGTATTGCTTTCAACGATACCATCTAAAATATTAAATGTTGCATAATCTCCAGTAGAACCATTTTCAGAAATTCTTAAAAAGTTATAACCATCTGCTTTAGCATAAACAGATAAAGTAACCGCTAAATTTTGAGTACCACTTATTGAATTTGTAATTCTATGAGATGTATTTACTGTGTTTGGAATTAATTTCCACGCATCTACACTTCCTCCAACACCAGTTTCATTACTTGAAATAGTTATATTATCTAAATTCCAAGTAGTATCAAACTGATTAGATTGAGTTAAATAATTAGTCCTCTGTGGCTCTAATAATAAACTAGGACAAGAACTATCTGAATAGTCTAGTCTAGGTGTGTCTAAGCCAGATATAACTTCTTTTACTGATACGTTGTCTATTGAGCCTATGAAATTATTACCAACAAAACCAGTATTTACAGAAAGAGATTTCGTGTATCTTGTAAAAGTGCCGTTTGATTGTATAATTTCAGTATCCCAATCCCCTCCGAAAGCAGATAAATATCCAGATACAAACGAAGATACTGTAACTGTTATTTTATATTTAGTACCTAAAGGCATTATATTCTGCTGGTATAAAACTTGACCAGTACCACTACCAGAACAATTTGCTTCACCACCACTAATACTCCAACCGCTTCCCTTAATCCAATCACTATCAGTTGCAAAATCTCCATTAGTAACTAACTCTTCTCCTAGCTCTAAAGGCATTGTTTCTATTAAACCATTTTTATTCACTCTTGTTGCATTAGAGCCTCTAGAGAACGTAAAGTCTCCGTCTCCATTGCTAGGAAGTACACTATATACTTTCCCGTCTTTATACCCTGAAGGTATCATTGCTAAACTTGGTATTGCCATTTTTAATTTATTTTAATTATATTATTTTTATTTATATTGTTACACATTCTAAAGATTCTACTATACCTCCATCATCAGTTACTCTAAAGTAATAAGTCCAGTTATCAGATTTTAAATCAATATTTCTATCAATACAATCTAAAGACTCTACTACACCACCATCAGCAATTACTCTATCACTAAATCTAGTTGTTACTTCAGAGGGAACTATTACTGCATACTCATAGTAAATACTACCCCAACCTGTAGAAGTAGGACTACCCCACCAACTATTCTCGTATATTTCGTTTGCCATTGTCTTTGTCTTTTATTTCTTTATTAAACTTATTATAGAATTTATCTAAATTTACTATATTCTTTTTCTTTGTTTTATACTTTCTCTTCATCTTATAATACAAAACTTGAGAAGCTATCTGCATCTTTATCAGGATACATATCTCCATTACTATTATTATTGTACTCTGGAAACTTCTGGCTGTTAAAGCAGATGTAATCTATAAATCTTTTAGTATAGAACTCTGCTCTATCTGTAATCTTACTCTGCATTCTATCTACATCTCTAAAGTCTACCGTATCTGACTCTTGTCCTCTATGTCTGTTTATACCTCCATTATCTATTTTAAACATAGCAAATGGTAAGTACTCTAATTGAGTGAACCATATTAGCATAGGCTTAATATAATCGTCTCTAAGAGCTTTATAATCACTATTAGCAGGTAAGTCTATATCTCCAGATAATATTAAGTCTTGTAGCTTGTCATATAGTTTACCACCTAAGTAGTTTTGTATATGCATATCTTGTGCTACTTCAATTTGATGAATTAGCTTATCTGCATCTGTGTTACCGTCTATTATAGACTTAGCTTTTAAGTCTGCTATACTTATGAATAATGCTTTCATAGTCCTAATATGTTTTTAATTTTACTTAATGTACTTCTGTAAGCACCGTTATCATCTCTGTCAATCATTCTTTCTCCCATTTCATCTGGATTGTTAGGTTGTTTTAAACCTTTCTCATAAGCTGAATTAGGGTCTACTCTTTTATCTCCTTTTAATTTAAATACTCTTAACTCCCAGTAGTGATGACAGTTTTTACCTCCTTTAAATTTAAGTAAGCTATAGTTCTGTTTGTTATGACCTAACTCTTTATTTACACCTCTAAAAGACATCATATTAATATCTTCTTTTCTAAATACTATATTTCTAGAAGTAAATGTTTCCATCTTTTTACAGAAGTCTCTACTATTAGGATTACTTCTTACTGGCATATAAGCATATCTAATTTTATAGATATCACTATCCTCTTTAGATGATTTGTTGCTAGACTTAATTGTAGCCATTCTAACGTCACTTATATCCTCTGAATATATTTCGCTATGCACAACTTCCCAATCATCGCTTAAAACCTCTCCTAAGCCTTCTAACTGCTCTAGCATATCATCTCCTTGTTCTTCAGAAAAGTCCTCATTAACTTGTGAAGATAATTTCTCTCCAGTTTCTTCTTCTTTTCTAATCTTAGTAGATATGTTATCTAATTCTGTAAACTCTATTGGTTGTAATGTTACAAAGTATAAATCTTGTGTAATACCGTTAAAGTCTAATATATCTTCTAAACAGTATTTAATCTCATCTTGGAATGGTCTAATAATTACATTGTCCATTAATACAGATGCTGTTCTTAATTCTTCTGCATTGTTACCAAATCCTGTATTGTCTTTAATACCTAATAAGATAGGAGATACAATACCGTGTCCTAACATAATCTTTTCTCTAGCTTCATCAGATAAGAATTGATACTGTGCGTGAGCATCAGGTAAGTGTATAGCTTCTATTTCTGCTTGAGTTTCTTTAGACTCGTTAAATGCTATAATAGTTCTACCTGCATTAGAGCTACCAGAAAACTTATCATTAATCTTTCTTTCAATAGCACCTTGTGTTTCTTCGTTAGGAATACCATTGTTAAAGTTAATAAATAAACTAGGAGCTAATCCATTTTGTATATTAGATATATGGTAGTTAGATACTTCACATTCTAAATCAGCATATTGTAAACAAGCTTGGTAATCAGGAGTAGAGTAATAGTAGAAACCACTTCTATAAGGCTTAATTACATATATCTCTTCTCTTTGTGATTTACCTCCGTGTTTGAAACAAGGTATTCTTTTAGGCTTATCACTAGGTTTAGCATCTGCCCAATTAGGATGGTAGTAGTATGCTTGTATAATTCCTTTAGAGTTAGCTTTCTCAGCTCTTAAAGTCTCCATAGGAAAGTGAGATACTTTTAATATCTTAGTTTTATTTCTATTGTAGGTTAGTTTAATTGCACCTTGTCCTAATTTCTTTCTATCTATTACTACCTTTTTAATTTCTCTAGGTCTTAATAGTTTTTTCATTCTTACATAATGTTCTGGTAATAACTCAGAGTTAGTAGATTCTATACCTCTACCAAATACCATATCAGCTATACCGTTATTACATCTAGCATTAGTTGGGCTAGAAGTATCTAATTCTATAAGTCTACCAAAATAATTATTATCAGCACCCCAAGAAACCCAATCTCTATTGTGAACTTCTTTTACTTCTGGTGCTTCGTAAGATGATAAATTAAGTATCCTTACA